ATATACGCATCTACCTGTTCGTTGCCGATGTAGACGTATATGTCGCCGCCAGCACCAGCAACCTGAGCGCCTTGCACAGATGCGGCTATTTTTCTGGCCAGTTCGTCAGCAAAGCTGCCGTTCTCCAAAGATGTCATGGCAAGAGTCGGATTAGACGTTATAGGAATTTCCAGGGCAGTATTTAACGTTGTTTGCAATCTAGGAATATTCTTCTCTATCCCTTCTTGTAACATCTTCATCAAATTAGGCATCCATTCATCCGCATATTTACCTGGACCTGCCTCTGCTGGCGAATGGAAGCCCAAAAACCTTGAAATGGTCGAAGCTACACTCTTAACTGCGCTTGTAAGACTGCCAATCATGGAGTTTATGCCTCTAACAATGTTACCAATCAAGTTTTTGCCCCAATTGTACGCATCTGATACAATCGAAAGTACCTTTTTTTTTGCAATATTAAAAGGCTCTATGATAGCCTGCCATATTCTACTGCCGATGGATTTTATCGTGTTAACTATTCCATTCCAAACGTTAGTAATTGTGCTCCAAATATTATTTGCTATTGTCGTTACATTGTTTTTGGCAATGTTAAACAGCGTCGTAATAGTATTTTTGATGTTATTCCATGTGTTAGAGACTGTAGTGTGAATAGTGTTCCATATTCCCGTGAGAAAAGCAGCGATACTATTCCACAATGTTACGAAAAAGTTTGCAATACCGTTCCATACGCTTTGTGCTGTACTTGCGATTGCGTTCCATGTATTTTGCAAAAATACACTGATTTTATCCCAGTTTTGATATAAAAGTGTTCCTACAACGATAACCGCTGTGATAGCTGCTATGACTATCCCAACAGGGCCAGTTATTAGAGTAAAAGTACCTTGTAAGAGTGTCCAAGCCTGCTGAACTTTTATAATTGCGCCCGCAAGAGTTCCTAAAACCACGAGAAGAGGCCCTATAGCCGCAATAACAGCACCTAAAACCAAAATTACATTTTGCATAGTTGGTGAAAGCTCACCAAACTTATTTATCCAATCGGTTATTTTCTGAATCATCGGAGTAACTATGGGCAATAGTTTTTCTCCAATGGTGATAGCAAGTGTTTCTACTGTGGACTTAAAAGCCTCTAATGCGCCTTTGAATCCCTTCATTTTGCTTGCTGCTACATCTTGTGCTCCACCTGCTTTGTTGACGGCTTGGCTCATTTGTTCCCATGCATCTGTACCACTCATCAGAACTATATTTGCAGCACGAATCGCATCCGAACCGAATATAGTCGCAAGGGCTGCGTTCCTTTGTTCCTGCGAAAGTCCTCCGAGCTTTGTTGAAAATTCCTGTACCAATGCTGGAAGTGGCTTCATTTTTCCGTTTGCATCGTAGACACTGATACCATACTTTTGCATGGTTTTTGCTGCTTTGTCCGTTGGACTTATAAGCGACATCAACATAGATTTTAAACTTGTACCTGCGTCAGAGCCTGTTATACCTGCATTTGCCATGAGCGATATAGCTGTGACAGTATCTTGTATACTCTGGCCTGCCATATTGGCAACCGCACCAGCAGCCTGCAACGCATATGCCATATCAGTGATTCCGCCAGCACTTGCATTAGCGCTATTTGCCAGAAGGTCTGCTACTACAATTGCTTTATCTCCAGATAGCCTAAATGCATTCAAAGCCTGCCCTACAATTGTCGCTGCTTCTGCATTGTCTATCTGTGCAGCTGCCGACAGTTGCAATGTTGCCTTTACAGCTTTGAATGTGTCATCAATCGACAGCCCGGCTTTCGCAAGCTCAGTCATAGCTGCCGCTGCATCTGTTGCCGATGTGCCCGGGAGGGTGATATCATTGCCAAGCTGTTTTGCTAATTTGCTCATTTTTGCCATTTGTTCAGACGTAGCACCGGATACAGCCTGAAAAGTATAGCCCATGCTTTCAAAATCTCCGGCTGCTTTTATAGATGCTCCTGCTGCTGCAAGTAGTGGCAATGTAAGCCCTACCGTTAGTTTTCCGCCTAACTTTTTAAGTTCTTCTCCTACTTTTTTTATCCCGCTAAAACGGTCTTCTACACTTTTTAAGCTGTCTTTTACTTGTCGCATTGCTTTTTCAAAGTCGTCGATAGAAGCACCTATGCGTACAGAAATATTGCCTATTTCTGCCATACGATATCACCTCCCGAACATCCGCATTAACTCTTCCCATTCCTGTTTTTTGTTTTTGATTTGCTTTGTCTTTTGTTCTCTTTTCTTCCCTAGCAACTTGGACGGAGAAATAGGCCGCCTTAATCGCCCCGTATAACTAATAATATGGGCAACTGCCCAGGCCATTAGATGCAGCTGTTCCTCTTTCTGGAATTGCTTAGCCTCTGCGATGAGCGCAATCTCATGTGGCGTTAAATCCCAGAATTCATCTATCGTTAGGTCCATCTTTAAACATTGAAGGAGATAGTGGGACCAATCCCAGCTATCTCCTTCGTGTTCTAGTTTTTTTGTTGCTCTGCTCCCCTTTGTGGAGCAAATGCGAGTTCAAATGCTTTGCCTATCGCCTCACTTGCTTTTGACAAACCTACAGCATCAATTATCTCATCCGCTTCATCAATCGTTATTTCTGGCTTCCAGTGTATAAGGCCAATTCTTAATATTTCCGTTAGTTCGTTGACTCCGAATTCCTCTTCTTGCATCTTCCGCCCAATTTTTGTTATAGGCATTCCTAACTGTTTCTCAAGGGTCCTCAATGCTTTGTTGTTATATTTTAGTGGGTATATCTTGTCGCCAACTTTCAAATCATATTGCGCTATCATAAGTTATTCACTCTCCTTACGCTGTCGTCTTTGTTAGAGGACCTGTACCCTGCAATGTGCCTGAATATGTCGCTGCATCATCATAAGGCGCATCAATTGGGAAATCAGTCAGGTATGCCTTGCCAGTATACTTGTTGCCTGCTGGCGTGACAAGCTGCACCTGCAAAATCTCATTATTCATGTATGCATCCTCTAGCGCTTGGTATCCTGCATCATCTTCCACTATCAAGCCGTCAAAGTCGATACTCCAATTCCTGATTGTTGGCAATCCTTCATACCATCCGTTTGAATCCTTTGACGTTATATCCGCCTCATCAACCTCACGATTGAGTGTTGCGTTTTGTTGCCCTGCTACTGTTGTCCAAACAGGCGCTGCTTCTGTTCCTGTATTTACCTGAATAATAAAATCAACACCAGTTACTGCTGGCATTTATACCATCCTCCTTATTCTTGAACTTTGAATCTAAACCTTACAACACCATGCCTAAATCCATCCGGGTCTCGCATGGTTTCCACTATGTCGAGCCTTGCTGACACAATAAAAAAGCCTTCGACCGCCAATGGTGCTTCGGTCAAGGCTTGAATGATTGTATCAATTATCTGTTTTGCTTCCATCATGCCGTTGTAATCGCTCCATATGTGCAAAGTATGCGTTATTTCTTGCCCAGCTTCCAGTTTAGTGCTCCAATCAACCGATGTATCTTCACCTAATGTGACGTATGGCATTGTTACCCCATCTGGTACATGGTCGTATACAGGACAGGTCAAATTCGCCTTTAGGCGGTCGTAAATCGCTTTTTGTAGGGGTAATAATGGCGACTTCATTTTGCCGCCTCCTCAATGGCTTTTTTAAGACCTTCTTCAAATTTAGGTTTCTCTTCTTCGAATGCTGGAAATAAAAAGGGCTGTGCTGCCATTTTTCTTGTGCCAAATTCTACATAAGGTGCATAAGGCATATGAGGTCCTATTTGCGCAGACATTATGCCGTAAAAATCTACTGTGATAGAGTTTCGAAGTGCTCCAGTCCTCACAGGGCATCTTTGTTTTGCACCAAGCTGTATGTTCAACGCCGATTTACCGACCTGCTCTTTTACAGCTTTGCGGAGTTTAGCATTAGTAAGGTCAATTTTACCCAACGTTTCTCTAACTCCTTTTATGTCTATCGTTATTGATGTTTTAGGCACTTGCTACCACCTCACTACATAGAAGCTCTAACCACTGATGCCGTTCTTCTACGTCAAGAACCGCTTCTATCTCGAATATTCTGTCTTTGTATAATAGCCTCATCTGCGGCTTTATTCCCGCCCGATAGCGTATTGTAACCTTGTGGCTTAGTTCGGATTGCACTTGTTGTGCTGTATATCTTTCGTTGCCTCTTAAAGGCTCTATAGCTGCCCAAATAGTAGTTATATCCTGCCATGTTTCTATTGTGCCACCATAACCATCGTCAGTTTTTGCAAGCTCTTGCAAAGTTATCCTGTGTCTTAACTTGCCTATCATAGCAGCATCACCCGATATGGCCGCAAAAGCGAGGCTACCATTGGTGGCATATCGACTCCGGCTTTAGCCTGTGCCTCATATTCCACTTGTGGAGCCTGGCCTTCCCTGGCCTCATACATATGCGCCACCAGCATCAATATAGCCTGTCGTATTGCTTGCGGCACATCGGTAGCATTGCTACCATAGCCAGAAGTATATCGAATCACTAAACCGGCAGGATTGACAGCATTAAGCGGAATTTTAGGATAGAAAACATCTTGCCCTATCAAAGAATAATTTTCAACCGAAACTATTTCCCCATCCAATGTAACTTCATTGATTGTTTGTACTGGTGCCCTTGGTAGATACACTTTTCCACTAGCCGAGTCCAATGCAAGCTCCCATGTTTGTGTAATAAATGCCCTTCTGGTATACTCCTCTGCTTTTTGCCTTGCTGCTGTTATAAGTGCACTAATTAGGCTATCTTCTTCGGTTCCGTCCACTCTTAGATGTAGTTTTGCTTCCTCCAGTGTTATCGGCTCTATTGCTGGAGGCGT